CCCTTCGTCTACCAGATTCATAGCCTCGCTGCGGAAGTTACAGCGGTCGTAGGGAACCTCCCGAAGCGTGAATCTCTGCCGACCCCACCGGATCCGCTCCATCACGGCACGCTGATCAACCGCATTGCCGCTCGTAGCCTCGATATACCCCTGTCGTATCCAAGTCGAGTACGGCGCCCGGCAAACCCGCTCCAGTTCCACCACGCGCTCTCGCGGCATCCAGAAGAACGGTAGCAGTGTCCAGATCTCACATTCCTCGAATGGCGGAAAGACGAACACCACGGCGGTGAGATCGATGGTCCAGGAAGCGTCCACGCCGGCCCAGCATGGCCGTTGATGGAGGTTCCACTCGCCGATCAGCGACTCGACATCGTATTCCCGCCACGCCCGCAGGTCCACCCCACCGCCGCAGAGCTGCCACTTCGCCATATCAATGATCGGATCCTCCTGCGACTTCAGCGGAACATTGAGGTGGTAGCGCAGATACTTCGATCGCTCGGAAGGCTCGGCCAACGCCTTCTCCAGCTCACCGACGATGGCCGAATCCTTGAGAAATCCGCCGAGATCCTCGTGACTGGGATTGGCTGCCACGCGCGCCTCACGGGATTTCCAATACTCCGGGTCGTTCTCGATTCGCTTCAAATCCGCTTCCCAGATTGCCGCATAGAAGCCGGCCGAGCACAGTGAGCCCTGGAGCACCTTCTTGGCGTATTGATAATCCCGCCACCAAAGCGGTGATTCGTATTCCGCGCCAGCCGTGCTGATGCCGATGTCCAGCGGCTCGCCGCGCGAGATCTGGCCCTTAGTGATCACGTCGTGCAGGGTCTCCGCGCGCGCCGTCTTCCAGCGGTGCACTTCGTCGCGGATCGCTAAACTCGGCTCGATGCCGTCTTGCAGATCGCCATCGGCGGAAAGCACTGCGTAGAATCCCCCGCCATCGCGACGCACTATTCTCTTGGTCGACGGCAGGACGCGCAGCCGGGACTGAAGGTCGGTGTTGGCTGCCACCAGTTGAGCAGCGGCCTTGAAGACCAGGCCGGCTTGATCCTTGGCCGCGGCCGCGCCGTACGCCTCAGGGTTGCGCTCATTTTCCATAAGCAGGTGATAGAGAGGCAGACCCCCAATTAAGAAGCTCTTGCCGTTTTTCTTCGCCACCGAGATGTAGGCGGAACGATACCGCCGCCGCCCATTTTCCGCCGAGACGGAGCCGTAGATATCGCGCAGGACCTTTCGCTGCCAGTCGAGGAGCCGGTAACCAAGGGGCGGATACAGAATCTCGGCAAAGAAAATCTCGACCTTGCAGGCGCGGCACTGGGGTTTGCCGTTCGCGCGAACATCGCACCACGTCGTGGCGCCACAATAAGCACAGACGTCAGGCTGATAATCCGCCACACAGTTTAGCCTCAAGAGTGTCCATGGCTGGGTCGGCGGGGGCCGACAGCCGGGTCCGCGATGCCGGTGTCAGCCCGAATTCGCGCGAGATACGGTTGATAATGTCCACTTGGCCGTTAATGATCCCGATCAGCGGCGATTGCTGGACGTAGCCGCTAGGGGTTTTCATCAGCAGGCCCGATCCGCCTCCCTTGCCGGCCTGCTCCATCGCCTTGTGCGCCTGCACCAGCACCGAATACGCCTGGCACAGGTTGCCCAGCTCGAGGCCGTCCGAGATGGTCAAGACCCTCATCGATAGCAAGATAGGGACCAGCCTCTTCCACTCCCGGCGCGCTTCACGATCGAGATGGCGCGGCATCTCCGGCTCGCCGTGCAATGGCCGGGGCTCGTTCCTCGGCAGGCGACGCTTCGCCGGGTTCCCCTCCAGCAAGCGGATTTCGGTTGGCTTTGGCGACGGTCCTCTCAATCCCATTGATGATCCTCAATTCTGCCGACCAGTCGGACAAGGCGAGACACAAACCCTCGATGTCCCGATGCCCAGACCGCAGTAGTCGTTCGCATTCCTCTATCTCGCGCAGACATTGTTCACGTTGCTGCTGTAAGTCGCTCGGATCGGATTTCATCGAATGTGCGTCCATCCCCTGCCAGTACTCCCCGCTTACCCGTGTACTCCTGCCAGCGGCGGACGATGCAATCGGCGTACCGGGGATCGAGTTCCATCAGCCGAGCTGTTCGGCCACGGCGTTCGCAGGCGATCAATGTGGACCCTGACCCACCGAACAAATCTGCCACGATATCGCCCGCCTTGCTGCTGTTGAGCAGCGCGCGCTCGACCAGCTCGACAGGTTTTGCGGTAGGGTGAATCCGATTTGCCGTGGGCTTCTTCTCCTGCCAGAGCGTGGATTGCGACTTGTCGCCATACCATGCGTCTTTCTGGCCTGCCACATGGCCGTAGAAAAGCGGCTCGTGTTGAAATTTATAACGCCCGAAGCCCCAAGCGAACGTGTTCTTGGCCCAGACGATCTGGCAGCGAACCGCGAAGCCGGCGGCCTCGATCGCGTTCTGGAACTCACGCTGGGAAGACGAGCTGTGGAAGACATAGATCGACGCTCCTGGTTTTACGATCGCGCGGTAGTTAGTGAAGGTCACCAGCAGGAATTGCTGGAACTGCGCGGGCGTCATCCTGTCACCCAATATTTCGAGCTTCTCCTTGGTGTAGCCCTGGTAGCCGACGTTATAAGGAGGATCGCAAAAAACCAGGTCGGCAGCGCCGCTCGCCATCAGCTTCTCGACATCGGTCCTGGCCGTTGCGTCACCGCACGCGACCCGGTGCCGCTGGCTCCGGGGTGTGAAGTCCTTACTACAACACCTGCATCTCATCTTGGTCACCGCAATTTGTTCAAAGCCTCGGCCATCGCCTTCCAGCTTGGCGGAGCCACCGGAAAACTTCTGCCATCGAAGAATCGCCACATCGCAGTACAAGGGCGAGATCTCGCAGCCGCGGCCGCTCCGGCCCAGCACGTGAGCGGTGACTATGGCGGTCCGCTCGAACACAATTTCGCCAGCGTCGGAAAAGGCCTTGAGAAAGAACTCGACCAGCAGACGCGGAAAAGGCGCGGAGTGATCTCCCTGGCCACTTTCCGCGGCCACCTCGATTACGTTGCTCGGCCGAGCCCATCCGGCGCCCTGGTTTTTCCGCTTGCCGCTGCCCAGCAATTCGCTGCCGCTTGCGGATTTGGGATTGTCGGGTGAATAGGAGAACACGTCACTGGAGGGCGTGCTGACCGCATCGGGTAGAAGTTGATCGCCGCGGATCTGGTGAAGTGGAAAACCGGCTCCCCTGCGTTTTTAAATCGGTTGTCCCAGCCGCCGGGCACGCCGTTCCGTGTGTTACGCCAGCAGAATTCATCGACGAAGCGCCATCCCCACTGGCGACGGTGCGCTAGGAGGAGGTCTTTCACGTACAGGCTGCGCTCGCCGTCCTCGGCGTGTTCCTTGATATTCAGGAAGTAGCTGCCGGCCAGCGCCAGGATTCCCGCGATCACCGCCGCCCGTCCTGATACCATCTGACATATTCCTTTGGCGGGATCGGCTGGAAGCCGCTGGTTGCGTCGTATTCCCGTTGGCTGGCGTAGGGCGGTGACGTGATCACTACGTTGGCCTTCTCCCCGTCCATCAGCCGCGCCACCGTAGCCGCGTCACGGGAGTCACCGCAAATGAGCCGGTGGCGAGGAGCAGGCCTGAACTGTTTCCCGCAGCATCTACAGACCATTTCAGTTCTCTGCTCCGCAGTGAGGACAGATGCAAGGATCGCCCAGAAGCCACACGTCGTTCGGCCGTGTGGTAGGAACCTCGGGCAACGCAGGTATCGCTTCCGCCTTCTCGTCATCGGCGGAGGAGGCGAGCAGGCCGTCAATCTCGCGGGCGTTGAACCCGGTCGCGCCGAGATCGAAGGCGAGGGAGCGCAAGTCTGCAATCTCGGGCGACAGCAGCGCCAAGTCCCAACTGGCGAACTCATGGCTGCGGTTGTCCATCAAGCGAAGGCCCTTCACCTGGGCCGGGCTGAGGTCGCGGGCCACGTGGACGGGCACTTCCTTCAGGCCCAAATATTTTGCTGCAGCCAGACGGAGGTGCCCGATGATGATGACGTCGTTCAAGTCGACCACTATCGGTTGCCGCCAGCCATAGTCGCGGATGGAAGAGGCGACCGTTTCGACTGCCTTCGCGCTCCACTTGCGAGCATTCCTCGGATA